CTACCTTTTAGAAATACAGAAATTAAAACAGGATAAAAGTAGATTATTTTATGATATTGAAAAGATTAAAAAGTCATTATATTGAGCGTCGAACTCACTTTTATAAGTTGCTTCACTCATTGCGTTGGTTGCATCTGTTTCACCTTGATGCCAACTAAAAACAATTTTATCTATGTTTGTTATTCTATCCAAAACATAACCTAATCTATCTTTCAAATTAGTATAAAGAAAATTACCAACTCCCCATTGATCTGCTGTGAAACTTGTACCGCTTGCGCCTTGTCCTAATATTAAAACGTGTTCATCATAAGCTAAATCATTAGTTTTAATTAACTTTCCTAGCCTTGCATCGTGTCCTATGTTACCGTTATAAATACCGTAATAATGGCTTAGCGGATCTTGTCCTTTTGTACAGTAATAGTTAGGGCTTCTATCTAATTGCCAAACATTAGGTATTTGCAAATCTGATGCAGAAATAGGAGAACCAGTTAAAGTGTTGGATTGTCCTGCACTTATGATAAGCGTAAAACTTACATTATTATCTATTACTCCGTTTATTAAATCAGGATATATCATTAATAAGCTGAGTTTAAATAAGTTTCTGTATCTATTAACTCTTGCGCTGTTGGTATTCCATCCGTTACTATTACAGTGCCTTGTTTACTTTCAAAGTGAGAGCCAGCCGCCTGAGATAATTGAGTACTTGTGGAAGTAGGGTAACCCATCCACACCTCAGTATTTGCTGTTCCTGTTAGTGTCTTAGACAGAGATTGAACTATACCGTTAATAGTAATGTTTAACGCTCCATCGTTCCATACTTTTATAACATAGTCCTGACCATTTACCAGTGTTGTAGTTGTGGTTATCCATCTGTCAATAGTTCCCCCACCGTGAGCAGATTGTATATAAACACCGTTACTAGCTTGTATAAATCCTATTAAAAAAAATTCAGTTGTAGAATAAACATTTTGTATTAAAGGATTAGCGGGTGAACCACTATCATACTTAGCAACAAAAGAGATCATTCCTCTTGATGCTGTAGATACTACGCTACTACTTAACATATCGTTTGATGTGTCAAACTCTATATAAGGTTTATTTTGCGATCCCATACCGCTAGATTTATACGTTGGTCTTAGAGTACCTGTAGATAAAAAGTCAAAAGAATTACTACTTTTATCATTCCAATTATCAACTAAATCGTTATTAACGGGTGAGCCTAAATTTATAGTACTTGCATCCGTAGAATCTAACCATAATCTAAGATTGTTTAACTGCGATGGATCAAAAGGAACAGCTCCACCACCTCCATTATTTAAGTACTTGTTATATCTATATCCGTATCCGTACATACTTAGTCTTTAATTACTATAACACTTCCTGAAGTTAATGTTATTGCTGTAAATTGATCTGAGCCATGAGAAGAAAAGAATGCTCCCGCTTTAATCGCTGTAGCTGGAGTACTAATGTAATCATCTTTTACATCTGTCCCTGTTACTCCATTAATTTCTATTCTTGCGATTACCGTATCTTCTAATACTAAAAAGCTATCACATTTTACTACTGCTTCTGTAGTGTCATTAATTAGATAAGTACCTTTCGCAGCACTCATTCTATCGTCAAAGTTTCCTGTTGCCATAATTTAATTTATTTTGGTATTTGACACTCATTATAAGTGTTTGGTTGTTTTAAAGTAATATTTATTTTCCATCCTGTTAACTCATCATCAAATCGCTCTGTAAACGATTCTAAAGAGTTATTTTTTAATATCTGTACATAGTACCAATCATTAGTATTTTGTTTTTCTAAGTAAGCTACTACATCTAATAAGATTTGTAAAGTATCACTCTTTACATCATTCTCATTCTCTTCTCCTTTATCAACTAAGTCCATACAAAGAATATCAAAAGAAAGATTAATAGCACCCTCTTCTAAACTTCCTCCAGCATCTACCATAAAAACTAATGGATAGTTGAAATCTGTAAATTGATTATGCTGTATAGCTTCCCAAAGATCACCATTATTAAATTCATTTATTTGGTAATGACTTTGGCAAAAGTTGTTTAGATTTGTTACTATGTTGTTGTAAGTTACTTTCATATAATTTTAGTAGTTTCTTATCTATGCAACTAAGTTTAATAGTTATATCTGTTTTTTGTTTCATAATCTCCTAAATATATTGAAGTAGTGTAATTGTTTCTATTAGGGTGTATATCATCGCTATCTGAATTACTTAAATACTCAGGGAATAAATCAGTATTAGCACATAAATAGTCTGTTACATCTTGACTTCTTACTTCTGCTTTATCCTTCCATCTATCCATAAGATATCTATGTTCTGTATAGTCAACTACCTGACTATTCTCGCTTCCTTGTTTAGTTACATTCTTATTCCTGTACTTATATAGTAAAATAAAGTTTAACTCAAATACTACCCATTTTAAAAGCGATTCAGCAACATAATCATTAATCAATGTTAAGTAATCACCACTTAAAGAACTCCCACTAATATCACTTAGTACTTTATCATATAAATCAGTCCCTAAGATCGGCTTAATGTAATCTCTTTGAGAATCGTAAATAGTAGAGCGCATTAACTTAACATCTACATTCTCATCTATTTGAGAATTGTCTTTAATGAATTGTTCTGATATAATTAAAATCTTACTCATTACTTTTTAAGTTTTACAGTTCTAGCTTGAAAAATATGTCTACAGTAAGGTGTAGTTACATTTGTAGCTGGGTTATGATACCAACCGCCTCTATTCCTCCATACACTACTATTATCCTCGTTTCTCATGCCATTAATTTGTTCTCTTGTATAGTTACGACCAAAAGCCATTAAACGTCTGCAAAAGTCCCTACTTCCACTCTTAGCATTTGGAACATTAGGTCTTTCTACATATTTGTAAACAGTTATTAATTCTTCCTCTTCTACTATTTCATTATTGCCTTCTTCTGTTAGTTCAGGCTGTCCATCTACAATCTCTAATAACCCTTCACTTTTTAGAATTGATAATCTACCGTTAACCTCTTCTATTGAAATATCTAAACTTTTGGAAATTTCATCTACTGAAACTTTAGGATTAGATTTTAATAAACCTAGTATAGAAGTATCAACCGTATCTACAGCGAAAGTAAAAGGATTATAAGTTAAAAATTCTTCGCTTATTATTTCTATTTCATCATCTAAATAACCAATAGAACCCATAGCATTAAAAAAGGATTCATCATTATCAGAACTAAAAGAACAATTACAAGATTCTTCTGTTTTAAATTCTTTCTTTAATGGTGCTTTACCAGCTAATTCTCTTTTCTCATCCATCGTTAAAACTTCCCATATCTTTTCTAAAGGTAGTTCTGATTTGATAGGTTCTAAATCTTGAATTTTAAGACATTTAGGAAGTCCGTTAATATGTAAAATAGAGTTTATAAAATCTTCTATTATATCTTGTTCAGGCTGTACATATGAATTTTGTAGATATTCCGCTGCTACTCTTATCTCATCTGCATTATTACTAAATCCCCCTTCTACTTGTACACCAAATAAAATAGGGCTAACTGCATGAGCAGTAAAAATACTATCTTTTACTTGTTGATTTAAGTTTACATATCTATCATCTTGACCGTTATCCACTAATGGCAAAACCTCTGCACCTTGCTTATCAGGATCAACAAAATTCAACATTAAAGCACCAGCTTTATCTGCTCCTGTAAATTTGTTTTTAAACTTTCTTTCTATATCTCTTGCTGCTTCGGGTGTTGGCTGACCATTAAACAAATTAATCATTGTACCACCGCTAAATCCACTAGATGTATTTGCAGCAACAAAAGTAGCTATATCTATATCTGAACTAATATAATTGATGCCAGCTTGATAATCAGGTAAAGGATAAGAATCTAAATTAGGTCTATATTCTTTGTAATAAATAAGTTGTTCAGTTCCGTATTCACCCGTAAAAGGGTTGAACTCTTGATAATCTTCATTCTTTTGAGGGTTGCGAGTTTTCCAATCAGAAGTATAAAAGTACTTATCACCTTCTGTACTAACTCTAATATTCCCAAATTCAATATGATGTAGTTCTACAATAGTCTTTTTATCTCTACTCCAAATCGGCTGTACTGCAAAACCTCCAATTAATTTCTTATCTAAAACAATCTTTTTAGTTAATTCTTTTAAAGATTCATTACCTACATTATTAATGAAATTAGATACTTTAACTTTTTGATCTAAGTTAAGTCTATCGTTATCGCATAACCACCCTTGTCCTACTATATATTTAACTTTACCATTAATAATAGCATTATGTATAGCAGATTGATTATATAAGTCAATTAGAAAGTTAGGGTAATTATTCTTCCATTCTTTTTCTGTACCATAAACTATCCACTCTTTACCTTTTTGTTCAGTAAATGTAGGCGGCTTATGAGCATCGAAATTAAGTATTATAAATTGTTCTTTATTTTCCATTATGTAGTAGGATCATGTACAATAAAATCGGTATCTATTGTATGTTTTGTAAAAGTTTGGTTATCTCCTAGTAGTTTCATTTTACCAGTTTCAACTATTGTTAGCCCTGTAGGATCAAGATTGGCAGCATTAGATTGTTCATATACGTTATAAGTATAAAAACCTTCATCACCCAATAAAACTCTACCATTAGTAGGATCGTTTGAACCCTCAATCATTTCGAACTCATTATAACGCTCTGTATAAGATGAGGTATCTGATAAAATAACGTAATATTTCATATTAGATATATCACTAATAAACTCAAAGAGAAAGTAAACAGGATCAAGAGTTACCTTTTCAGTTAAAGTCAATGCTATGTTACTATTCAAACTAGCCTTAGTCAACTTTATCATCTTTCTTTGCTCTTTTCTTTGGTGCTTCAAATACATCTAAGCCTAAATTCTTATATAAAGGAAACTTAGCTTTGTTATTTTCTATCGTAACTAGGGGCAAATCTTTTAATTTAATCTGCATTCCTATACATTCTTTTCTTAACTCCATAACTAATACTATAGTTTTTTTTATATATTTGTAAAAATCAATATAAAAACTATGAAAAAGGAGATAGAAAAGATTAAAAAAATCATTCTAAGTATTAACAACATGAGCCAAATAACACCATGTTTAAATATTATTAGTAGCTTTCACGAAAGACACTTAAACAAAGGTCATGATGAAAGTAACTATTTATATGGTTATTTAGATGCAACTATTTATACTAAGTTTTGTAAAACAAAAAAAGAATTGATATGATAACAGAAATACAATTAATAGCTTTAGGTTTTGATAAACAATATTGGGACGAGGTAGGAGAAGAGCCTTTAGATTTTGAAGATTATAAACCTTTTAGTGAATGGCAATATAGTAGCTTAGCTGGAGATTTTTTAATATGGACTGATTTTAGTAACACTATAAAAAATTTAAAAGTATTTATAGGTGATGATGATAGTATATATTTTGATAATATAGAAGATGTTATAAAATTAACTGAATGCTTAAAGAATGGAAAACACATAAATAAATAAATATGAAAAAAACAGAGTTAGCAAAAGAGATTGAAAACGATGGGCAAATTATGAGAGCCATTATTAACTATTTAAACGAAACTTATCACACTTTAAATCCTAAATTTGAAATGATGGACGGCAGCGTATTGAAAGATAGAATAGAATTTATGCAAAATGTAATTGATTCTGCAAATATGCAAATACATTGGGAGAAAGAAGAAATAGAAATAGATTAAAACCTACAAACAAAGAAGCCCTTAGAACTTAATCTAAGGGCTTTTCTTTTAAGTTTAATATACTAAGCTACTGTAAGTCCTGAAACTACACTAGATTCTACCTCATACATTGGCACACCATCCTTAGAACTGAATGTTAAAGAATAACCGTTAAGGTCTCCAAATGCTTGACCAGTTGCAGCAGTACCACTAAGGTTATCCGCTCCAAAGTTAGCACCAAAAGAAAAGTATTCACCATTGTTAGTTTCAATGATTATAAATAATCTTGATAAAGCTAATAATCTTAATTCTTCTCTTAATACCTTTCCTAATTTCTTAATAGTAAAAGTTAATTCACCCTCATACATTGTAGTGCCATTTTCTAATGATCCTGTTTGAGTTTCTGTAAAAGCTCCGTTTTCTTTTTCAAGATTGTACTTATAAAAGCTAGTCGCTCCATCTTGTACAATAGCTGTAATTTCTCCTGCTGATGGAGTAAAAGAAGTTACATTATCAAAGTTACTAATATATACTGACTTGATACCACCGATTGAATTTCTACAATCAATACTGCTGCCAGCCGTTAATTCACATGCCATAATTTAATTTTTTTTTAGTTATAAAAAAAGGGTAGGCAATTCAACCTACCCCGTTTTAAGTTTATTAATTTACCTCTTAAGGTACTAATGTAAATTCTACAATCTCATCAGGGAAAGCTATTTGCACACCTCTCTTAAATGTTACATCAAAGAAAATAGATTTGTTAGTAGCAGGGTTTAACCTTACTTCCATTTCATCCTCGTCATTTTCTCCATCCATTCCAATAGTACAATTATCATCAGCAAACAAGAAACATCTATCTAATCCGCTTAAACCTACTGTAGGTCTTAAAGTAACATTAGTTCCATATAATTTAGTTTGTCCTTCATCTCCTGTATAATGGTAAAGATTAGCATTCTTTAAAGCT